TCGTTGGGGAGTTTTAATTTAAAAAACGAATCAATGTCGGTTTTTTCACCGCCTGAGAGGTCTTCTAGGTCAGGCTTGATGAATTTTCCAAGCTTAGGATATTCTTCTTTTAAAACATCAATATCAACGGGCTCAGCCACGATAAAGCAGCGTGCTTTGACGTTTACGTCCCTAGAATTTGGGTCAGGGAATACATAAAACGGATCGACTGATTCAAAACAAATATCGCCTTCGCCCTTTTTAGCCTTCGGATCATATCCAACATAAGAAAATCCCGTGCCATAAAAGTGCGCGTCGTAAACTATTTCAGTTAGCCTTTGGAGCCAGTTATTTTTATCCCAATCGTTTTGACAAACTTGATTTAAAATCTCAGCAAATTCGATATCGGATGGCTCTTGAGGTAAAAACTGAAACTTAGGGCGCGAGTCAGTAATCATCGGCACCACTGATTGAATGGTTTGAAAAACCATGTTGATAACTTCAGAGTGACGATATGAGGGCCGTTGTGATTCCCATTGCTGGCCCCGAAAAAACTTGTAATCAGAGAGCCAATTCTTATCGTAGTTAGCCCGCCATTTTTTATGCGCTTTAAATTTCTTTTCTACAAGTCTAAGTGCCTTTTCCTCTTCAGGCGTTGGAATGTAGCTTTCTGCTTCATTATTTTCAATTTCGCCTCGTGACTCGTGCTCATTGATGGTTTCCATTTACAAATCCTTCCACTCACGGGCACGCTCAGCCTCGCGTTTTTGAGTTGTTTCCTTATAAATTGTGTCTGGCGTCTCATTGCCAACTTCCACTAGCCCCATGCGTGAAGCCAATTCTTTGCGGTGCTTTGAATTTTTTGTGACCTTGCCTAGACCCGGATTAAATTCTGCGTCTTCAACCTTGGCGCCGTTGAAATATAGCTTTGATGAAAATAGGCGCTCAGTTTTATCGTGCCCACATGCCGGACACTCGTGCTCTAGGTGTAACTCCCTGACGGGCTTTACAACGTCAAAATTGTGCAAGCATTCTTTGCATCGGTATTCGTAAATCAAGTTGAGATGACCCTAGGGATTGTAAATTTTTGGGTCTTTAAGTTAAAACGCGGTTAGGTGTTTAGGAATTACCCTGGACGTATCTCGTTGGGCCTTTGCGCCGAGTCCAGAGCCATTTTCAGGTTGTTTGTCTTTCGACGACTCGTAACTGAATCTCCAACTACTTCGATCCCACCTAACTAAAAACAGTGTAACCGATTTATGAAAAATTTTCAGTGCCAGGATTCCGTTTTTTGCCCAAAATCGAAGCAAATGGGTCAGTTGATTTAAGCGGCTTCATTGGCTTTTCCCTTGTTAGGTGCCTTGCATCAAGTGTGATGTAGCGATCAACGTCCATAGCGTGATTATTGGCATCAACCGGGAGCAGTTCTTTTTTGTTATCATCGGGCCCTAAATCCTCGGGCTCAGGATAGTGATAACTCCCGCGCTCATCGTGTGAATAGGGGCAGGCACCGATGAATTCCTTGTATTTTCTTGTTTTCACTAAATTATAATGGGCATCAATCCCTAGTCTTATGTCGTTTTCGGCGGGAATGGCAATTAAACCAGCCCGGTTAAACTCTTCAATGTAGCCTGGCTGAGATGGGTCGCACACAAATCGCTCAATTGGCCAAATTTGGCGCTTTTGCCTGGCGATATTAATCATGTCAGTTAGGGTTTGGCCTGATTTATAAAATTCAGAGATTCCATATTGCATCCCATCCGGGGTTACAGCCCTGACTTTAATGACAAATGGATCGGTGTAGCCCCAATCAACGCCTGCAATGAACCTTGTGCCAGCGGGTAATTGAAATTCTTGAACTAAATTTTCGTCGTCGTCCCAACAGTCATACACTAGGCCCTGCATTTTCCCGAATTCACCGCCATAAATCATTGCAAAGCGCCTGGGATCCATTCTGGCCTCTTCGCGGCGTCTTTTTTCTGGGTCATGCAGCGTGTGATAGGGGTTTTCCCATGATGCTGCTCTAATTAACTTAACCTCTGGTAGCTTTCCCTCAAGCTTAGGTTTTACAATGTCTCGCCATAACCAGTTCATTGAATAAGGTGACGTGGTTAAAAGAACCCTGGCCCCACGAGCAGCGATTCGGGCTCTAAAATTTTCCCAAAAATAAAGCGTATACTTTCCCGCCTCATCACCCCATGCGGCTCTGACATTTGGAATGCCCACGATTGAATCAGGGTCGGTGTTTGTTCGCATGTAAACCGTGCCGCCTGAATGAATTTTAAAAACATTGTCTGATTTTATGTGCTCACCAAAGCCACGCATGGAATCAAGAAAATACGGCAGCATGGATTGCTGCATGATTTTATAGCTTGGGGCGGTTAAAATAAAATTATCTGATTTATTTGTAAAAATATGAGTCTGGCGCTTAATCCAAAGAGCGCCTCCCTGTGATTTTCCAAACTGAGTTCCGGTGACTGCGACAGTTGTCTCGGCATCTGAGAAAATAATCTCGTCTTGTTTATCTGAGTGCGGAACGATTACCGATTCTTCGCTCATTATTCTAGGTCAGTCTGCGAGATGCCTGAGCCCTTTAAAATGTCGTGCTTTACTCTCAGGCCGTCTTGAACAATATGCGTTAAGGGATTTCCGCCATGTGTATCGTCTTTTAACGAGCGAAAAATGCCGTAGTTTACCCCGTATTCAAGCGGCGTTCCTTTCGGGATATCCGCCATTGCAATAAAGCGCCTTTTGTGGCGTAAAACCATGTCTAATTCTTCGCGCCCAGGATATTGATGATTTGAAAGCGTGCCCCGGATTGCCTTCACGTAGTCTTGAAATTCTTCAGTTGAAATAGAGTGTGGCGCATCGGGTGAATTCACACCCATAAAGTTCACATGTTTTTCAAGTACAACGGCACCGAGTTTTGCCATGGTTAAAGATGTTTGAAATACGTCAGGGGCGTGGTCAGAAAATCCCCACTGGTAATCCTTAAAATGTTTTTTTAAAGCTAAAAACACCTCAGAATTCACCGTGCGCGCAGGATATGCCGCCACACAATAAAGGGGTGTTGTATCGACTTCTAAAATATTAAGTGCTCTTGAAATATTGTCCATGGATTGTGCGCCACAGCTTAAAATAACAGGTGAGCCAAGTTCATTTATTTTCTTTAGCATCCTAATATGAGTCATTTCGCTTGATGCAATTTTGTGCCTGTTAACAAACGGATGAACCGCTTCAAGTAGTTTTTCGCTGAAGGCTGAGCACATGAATTCAATCTCGCAGGCGTCGGCTTTTTCTTTTAACTTTGGAAGCCAGTGAAGCGGTAAATTCGAATCAAGCACCGTGTCTGAGAACCCAAACAATGCTGCCTCTGAGAACGCCTGAAACTTCACGGCATTCGCACCGCAATTTTTTGCAAGTGTAATTGATTGCGTGCAGTGAGCTAGTGATTCCCAATTAGATCCGACTTCAGCAATAATAAAGGGCTTCATTAAAACCCCTTTGGCCAAATATAGCCTAACACTTGGTCTTTACCGTAATGAGATATGCACACGGAGTTTGATTGATTGCCGCCTAACGTCGTAACAACGCCGTCATTTTCGCCGAGCCAAAACGCGACATGTCCAGTTGATGCCGAAGGTGAGCCGCGCCAAAACACCACGATGCATCCGAGAACAGGGCGCTGTAAATGAATTCCATTCTTCCATGTTAGCCATGATCTAGCCATTGCCGATTTGGTTCCAAAAATTCCACACTCGGCCATCACCCAATTCACAAAGCTTGAACACCACGGGGTTTCATCATCCGTTGCCCTAAGTGTTGTCTCTTTGTGATAGGCAATTATTCTTGGATTATCACCCGGCTGAATCTCCTTAATTCCCATCTCAGCCCGTGCGATTTCAAGCCATTTCGGATCTCCACTAGGGTTTGATGTGGGCTCAACTCTATTTGCGTAAAGAGCGCGCCTAAATCGCTCAAAACCTGATTGCTTTTTACCTGGCCAATACTTATCCCACCTGAGAACCGACCAATAGCGCCCTCCCGCTTGATACACATTTTCACTTGGATGTTTTTCAAGAAGGGTCAGTAAAATATGAGTGCCGAGCCTGAGATTCTTTATTGGATTCATCAAGTCAGAATTGCTTTTTATATTAAACCTCTCAGCACGGTAATTCTTCACGTCAGAGACTGAAAGCTGCATAAGGCCCACTGAGTAGTTATTTAGCGGTGCTGGCTCATGGTAGACCTCGTTAAAATCAAGTCCTGATTCGGCAACGCAAATGGCTTTAATGAAGTTCGCCAAATTACCGCCAGGAATTTCTTGCTTAGGATGCCGACCATGCGCTTCATCCAAAATCACCGCATCAAAATCTGAATGCCATTTATGATTGTCGTATTTAGTTGCAGAATCAACTGGGGGCGTAACAATTACAGGCGCTTGCTTTTTTGAGCCGAACAACCAATTCCAAAATTTACCGAAAAATCCCAAGAGAAAACTCTATTTTCTCCCCTGCTGCACGACTCAATATACACAAAAAATTTGCGCTTTAAAGAAAATAGTTAATAATTAAACAAGTGGCAAAAAAACAAAGAATTAATTGTCGCGTATGTTCAAAAGAATTACCCCATGGACGAGTTCCACCCTACTGCTCCAAAAAATGTGAGCTTCAAGTTGAGGGTTATGCCCTAAACACAATAGTTGGCCTGAATGCAAAAGCCTTTGCAGAGCTTCACAATGAAGTGATCGCCACAACTTCATGGAAGCCAGCCGATCTAGATAAAATTCTACAAATCACCACGCCAAAACTAGGCGTGATTTCAGATTTACACGCTCCGCTTCACTCAGCGCCATGGCTTGAGAAAGCAATTGAGACTTTCCTTTACTTCGGGGTGAAGGATGTTTTGCTAAATGGCGACAATATGGACTGCAATCAAATCTCGCGCCACGCGGGCCAGTATTTTAATCGCCGTGCGAACTTAGAAGATGACCTTGACGCATTTGAATCGGTTCTTCGCTTGCTTTGTAAATACTTCGAGCGAATTTATATCGACGCAGGCAATCACGACATGCGGCTCATTCACAAAATGGGCGGTGAGATTTCCTATAAGCGCGCCATGAAGCTAGTCTATGATAACCCAAAAATAACCGTGACCTCGCGCTCGTTTTGTTTTGTGAATAATTCAGTCGAGGTGATTCACCCAAGACAATACTCAAGACTTCGCGGAAAGCTTGCAAGTGACCTCGCCGTGCGCTTTCAAAAATCAATTCTAACAGGCCATCAACATCATTCAGCCATGACAATCAGCCCATGCGGAAAGTTCCAAGCCTGTGACGTAGGCACTCTAGCCGATGTTGAGTTACAAGATTACATTCGTAACGAGCGCACAAGTCATGTTGAGCCAGTTAACGGCTTTGCCATTATCTTTAATGAAAAGATTCAGTGCTTTGATAAATTCACTCCCTGGGAGTTATTCGGGCTTGAGCCCTGGAAGGCGGCGGCATGAAAATTTCAAAATCAAATGTTGGCAAAATTGCGCATGTTGTCTTTGACGATCACGCTGAGAACTCCACAATCATTCGGTGCGAAGTATGGGGAAAGGTCATTCACGTTGACGATTCACAGATTGTAATTCGCTCATGGAACTGCGTTGACATGCCAAACGATGATTCAAACCACGAGCATTTTTCGCTTGTTAAAAGCGCGATCAAACATTTTAAGGTTTTGAGATAGTATCTTAAGCTATCCAATAATGTCTTAAACGGTATCTTAAAGCTCGCCTTTTTCGTCCGGCAAGATAAACTGCGGATCAATCTTTTCCGTTTCCATGTAGCTTTTAAGCCAAGCAACTCCTGCTTTAAAATGCTCGCAAACACAATCCTGGGATAGCCCACAACCCAAAATACAATAATCATTTTGTGCTATTGCTATCTACTCCTCACTCGGTAACTCACGTTCAAAAGCCTCTTGCAGAACGTGAATGCCCTCTTTAAGAGTACGGGCAAGTATCTTTTCAGCTTCGGCTTTGGTCATAAAGTTACCTCGTACTCCGTTAAAAGTTCACTAA